TGGTTCCGAATACCTGCTGCACGGCCTTAGTGACCATGTTGGTGTCGCGGTAGATTTCCTTCTTCCCGGTATACACATCGGTCAGCTCTATTTTTGTGGTTCCTTTTAATTTCATTCTTCAGACCTCCTAATTCAGGTAATCAACAACAATGCTGTTCACGTAGCTTCCTTCAAAAAGAATGAAGCGGAACATATAATGCCCGGTGGTAGCTTTTAAGGCCCATGCGTCTGTACCAATGTCAGCGAGAGCGGCTTTTGTCATGCCGGACTGCGCTTCGGAAAGCTGTGCCCATGCGTTGTCCACATAGTTCCACCACGTCGCGCCGCCATCGAAGGAAACTGCAAAGAGCGTATTATCGTCGGCATCAGCTGTTACTTTCTCGATGCCGAGAATCGTGGAATCCGTCATGTCCACATTTTCTGTCAGTACCGTCTGTGGAAATGGCATCGCGGTTACGTCTGCTTCCAATACGGGAAGCGGGTCAAGTGAATCCTGCCAGAAAAGCAGCACCGGATCGGTAAGCGGAAGCAGCAGACTGCCGGAGGGACGTTCTTCCACACCGCTGGTCTTGAAAAGGTTGACCAGCGCGGAGATATGCTTTTCAATAGCGGTTTTAGGCTCTGTCCCGTCAGAACTGACATGCACGACACACCATGCTTCATTACTGGCCGCTGTGAATTCGACCACATCACCAAGCACCGGGTCTGCGTTTTTAATGATTCGGACAGTACTGACGGAGCCGCCTGCCTCAATTACGGTCGGATCACTGGCTGTAGTAGCGATACGCTCTCGGTCACCGATTTCGGTAAGTGTAATCCGGTAATGGCCGCCACTTTGCAGCGGAAACACATAGGCCCTCGCGTTTCCAGTATCCCGGAGCACAAGATTGTAACTTGGCTTTACCCAGAGCGCGGTCTGCAAGGTGATTCCGGACACTGAGATATAGTTTTCCTCGGCAGTGACTTCTTTCAAAGCACCTGCGTCGACGGTGTAATATTTGCCACTTTTGTCTGATACAAGATATTTCCTGTCGTAAGGCGCCTTGATGTCAATGAGCCCTGCGGCTGCTGTGAAATCGGAGCCGTCCTCGTTTGCGTGTGTAAAGGTTTCCTGCAATGCCTGACCGGCTGTCACAATAAGAGCTTTTGTGCCGCCCGTGCAGACAAGCTGACTGGTACCAAGATAGTTTGCGTTCGTCGGCATGCGCAGCACATTCAGAAAGATATCACCGGTGCTGAACAGGTAAACCTCATAGGTCAGACGCACATCATCACCGGTACTGCTGTATGCCGAATAGCCGTCCCACTTTAGACGAAGGAACTTGTAGTAATTGAAAAGCGTGCCTTCTTCCCGCCAGAAGTTCCAGAGTTTGCAGTCCCGCTGGCAGACGTAAAGCTGAGAAGTATTTGTTCCGAATCCGAACCAGCTGTTGCCGCTGACATAGATGCTCTTTGCTGCAACACCGTTGTATTTGAACCAGTCGACACCTTCAAAAGTCAGTGTGTCATCGTCATGGCCGGTATTATTTACGAGTTGCACCAGATTGTCTGTAGAGGCAAGAAGCGCCTCGATTCCATTGTAATCAGCCATTTCTTACCACCTCCAATCCGGTGACAGCGGCGAACTGTTCTGTATTTATTGTCACAGCACACATGCGACCATCGTCAATTTCGTTTTCCGTGCTCTTGTAAACATAAGCCGTTTGAAGTTCAAACTTATCCGTGACTTTTACATAAGCTTCTGAATAGGTCATTTTCCGTTTGTCGGCTGTGTTGATGGTTTCGGTTACCACAACCGGATCAACCTTTGCCGTATCTGTGAACGCTGCTATCGTAAGCCCGCCCGCGCGGAACAGCGGAATGCTGTCGAGGAAAGCGGCAGGCGTTGGCGTAAGAAAATCTGTTGTGGCATCTGCCGTGTAAGAGCTGGTATTCATGCCGCCGAAGCGGATAAGAGCCATCATATCGGAAAATTCCAAACGCCCGTCCCAGACTTTATTCGCGGACAAGCCTTGGCCGCTGATTGTGGCGATGGCCTGCGCACGTCCGACCGATGCAGAGCCTCCCGTCATTTTGAGCCAGACACGGAAGGTGTTGTAGGTGTTGGCTGTAAGACCTGAGAGTGGGTAATACAGGTTCAGGATATGCCTGCCGGATTTCCATGTTTCTATCGGATAATACGTTGTAAGCTCATGGTCGTTGATGATGTAAGTTACCTCAATGACCGCATCTCCGTCATCCTTCCATGTCAGTGTGAAGTTCTCATCCTGTGTAGTCGGTTTGCCGCCTTCCGTTGTGGCCGGGATGGTGATTGTTCCTTTTGCCTGGCCCGTTTTATCCACGGCATCCGCTTTGACATCCAGCAGGATGGATGCGAAAAACTGCGCGTCCGTGTCTTCATTGGATGCAAACTCGATGCTTACGATTTCTGTATTGGTAGTGGAAATCGTATAGGGAGAAGCATTCATATAGGAATGAACGACGATTTTTCCTGCCTCTATCTGGTTTACAAGTCCGGTGATGTTTTTATCGTTTTTACTCTTGGCCTGCGAGAGGCGCGGATTTTTTCCAACGCATTTGAGGCTGTGCTTGCCATTAATTTTTATTGTGATGCCGGTAACTGCCGTGATCTGCTTCGCGTCCGCCTGCCTTCCGGAGAAGGTGATCACATCACCCGGATCAAAAGCCGGATTTCCGATAGTGGTGGAATCAAACGGCACGTAACGGATGACGGAGATATCGTTCAGAATATTTGTCAGCAGCATTTTCCGTGTCTCTGAAAGTCCGAACTGTAAAAGCGGGTTGACGCCAAGGTTCATCGTCAGGGCATCATCCGGGTCAAGGGCGTAATACTCCGCCATTTTAGTCCGGACATTGGTGGAGGACACAGCCGTATAGCGCGTAATAAAATCCGAAAAACTGCTGGAAAACCGTTGTGAATCCGGGATATCCGCCACGGGCGAATTGCCGTATTTTATAAGCAGAAGCTTTCCGGCACGGTCAATCTGGGCAAAACAGCCAAGCACCTGCGCAATATAGAAAATCAGATCACGCCACGTCTCGATATCATTTTCCGTATAGACACCGAGAACGGTGCCGCCGTTCGGCATCGCTGCGAGTTCTTCCTTTGTGTTGGCCAGTTCCACCTTGCAGGCTTCGCAGGCAAGCAGCAGAAGGTCATACGCCACGCCGTTTGTCACTTTCTCATCAAAAGCCGCATCAAAGCGGAGCATATAGTCGTAGGCTTTAATTTCCAGACACCTGATGGTACGGTTTGCCTCGGAGATTTCAAAAACACCCATCGGCACTTCCTCATAAGTTCCTTCGCCGATGTCCAGATGGAAAGAAAGTGTGATGGCCGCACCTGTCAGGCTATAACGGTCGATGTCAGTAAGCAGCGTGATTCCCAGCTCCGCCGCATAAACGGTGCCAAGCTCGATCTCATTGCTGCCGCAGCATTGGCGGGTGATGTAGCCGGAGCCTTTTACGATATCCTTATTTTCAAAGGGATATTCCGTACCGTCTGAAAGCGTGATTTTTCCAGTCCAGTAATAGCTTCGGGTGTTATCCTGTATGGCTTTTTTATACGCATCGCTTACCGCATACATAGATAAACACCTCCCATCAGAATTCTTTCAGCGTAAATGAAACTTTCCATAGGCCTTTGTAAGATGTATCCTTTACAAGGCTGGTTTTGAAGCCGTCGATATACATTTCCCGCTCCTCGGCTTCAAGAGAATGGGGATTGAAAAACTTCACTTTGATTTTGGCTTCTTTCCGGTATTCGGAGAATTTCTTCAGCCATGCCGGAGAAACGGAAAACGAAACCGGGATATTCACAACGCCGGAGCGAATCACATCGCGCTGTGTAGTCCCGGCCTCTGTCTCACCGCCTGCGTCCGACACGATATCCGTAACCTCCACGTCAAAGCTGTCCGGCAGCGGAATATCCGTGCCGTCAAAGTTCAGGTATTGAATATATGCCATGTTATCTGCCTCCTGACCGCAGGTTCTGCCTTGTCTGCGCGTTGACCACGACTTCATCAAGAAGGGTGCCTCCAAGGTAAACCGGAATGGTGATGTCGCCTCCGCCGCCCACATTTTCAAGGGCCGCAGAGAGCGCGTTTACCATTGTGCCGGTCTGGCTTGCTACAGCATTCTGAATCATAGCCTGCAGGGACGAAACGCCGACGACGGCTTCCGCACCGGCCTCGCCTCCGGCAAGCAGGCTGTTTCCGCTCATCCCAAAGATGGTCGGTGAATCCAGAATCATGCCGTTTCCCATTGCCTTCTTATACCACTCCACAGAGAAATGCGGGATGGACGGCGGGTCGAGCGAAAAGCTGCCGGAAATGGAGAAATGCGGCAGCTTGATCTTCGGCAGCTCCCAGTTGAAATTGAAGATGCCCTTGAGCTTATCTACAATCCCGGATACAAAGCTCCAGATGCCGTTGAACACGCTGCTGAACACATCCTTAATGCCGTTCAGAATTCCGGAGATCGTGTTGTGGATTGCATTGAAGGCTGTGGTAATGCCAGTCTGCATAGCATTCACCACGCCCATGACCACACTCTTGATGCCGTTCCAAACGGTGGTGAAAACTGTACGGATCGCATTGAAAACCGTGCTGGTAACCGTCTGGATGGTATTCCATGCCGATGTAATAAAGGTCTGAATCGCGCTGACCACTGTGGTTATGACTGCTTTTATTGCATTCCAGATGGTAGTGACAACGACACTGATCGCCGTCAGAACGGTGGTAATGATCGTCTTATAAATTTCAAAATAGGTCGTCACGACGAGCTGGATCGCGGTAAAGATGGTTTCAAAGAAAGTCTTGATTCCGTTCCAGATCGTAGAGATTACCGTCTGGATAGCCGTCATGACAGTTTCAACCGTGGTCTTGATCGTGTTCCATGCATTCGTCAGGAACGTGCCGATGGCTGTGACGACGGTCGTGAATACCGTCCGGATTGCCTGCCATGTGGCAACAAAGAAATCCTTGATTGCCGTGAACACAGTAATGACGGTCTGCTTGATGCCTTCCCAAAGGTCGATCCAGAACTGCCGGAAGCCGTCGCAGTTATTCCAAAGATAAATGAATGCCGCGACCAGCGCAGCGATTGCCGCAATAATCAGGATGATCGGGTTTGCCAGCATGACTGCGTTTAGGGCCCCGAATACCGGAGTAAGGGTGCCGATGACAGAGGTGATGGTACCGACAGCCGAGATGACCTTGCCGATGACCACCAGAAGCGGCCCGATTGCAGCTGCAATCAGCGCAACCTTGATGATGACCTGCTGTACCGGTTCCGGAATGCCGCTCCAGATCTGAGAGAATGATTTCAGGGCATTGGAGATGTCCTTCAGCACCGGCGCAAGGGCGGAAGCAAGGCTGTTTCCGATGTCGGCACCGGTTTCCTTCAGGGAGTTCATGGTCATCTTGAACTGGTCAATCGGGTCGAGCGTTTCATTGAAGGTGTTCTCGACGCTCCCGGAGAAGTTGCCGAGGGAGCCGGACAGATTGTCAAGGTTCAGTTTTCCCGTTGCGCAGGCATTGTAGATTGCTGCGCCTGCCTTACTTCCGAAAAGGTCATAGGCTGCCTGCAGCTTTTCCGTTTCAGAGCCGTTGCCCTTCATGGTGGTGGAGAAACCGGCAATCGCCTGATCCAGCGTCTTGCCGTCTTTCGTCGCGTTCTTCATTGCAGTCTTTAGGCCCATCATGGCTGCCGAGGTATCAAGACCGGACATCTCGACCATGCCCATGAAGCCTGCGGCCTGCTGTGAATTCAGCCCCAGCTCTTTAAGCTGCACCGCGTTTGTCTGCAGGGCGGAAGCCAGCGTATCCATGTCGATGCCGGTTGCCTGTCCGGTCGCGTTCATGGCATCCAGCAGATCGCCTGCGTCCGAGGCATCCTGTCCGAAGGCATTCAGTACGCCGGAGACATTATCCACGGAGGTGGAAACATCCGTATTGTTCAGGTCAGCAAACTTGATGAATTTCCCGGAGAGATCGTCCAGCGCCTGTCCGGTCAAGCCAAAACGTGTGTTGACTTCACCGACAGCGGCACCGGCGGTCTCAAAGTCGGTCGGGATTTCCGTTGCAAGGTCTTTGACGGTCTGGTTCATGTCTTCCAAGGTCTGACCGGTCGCGCCGGTTTTCTGCTCGACGATATCAAGACCGGAATCCACCTCGCTGAAAGCAGCCAGAGAGGCCGCGCCGACCGCCACAATCGGAGCCGTTACGTGTGTGGTCAGTCCTTCACCGACCTCGGAGATTTTGCCGCCAACCTCCTGCATCTTGCTGCCAGCCTGTTTCAGGGTAGCGGATACGCTAGTGTCAGTTTTCTTGCATTGCTGCTCCAGACCTTTAAGTTCCTGCTCGGTGGCGATGATCTCACGCTGCCATGCATCATACTGTTCCTGCGTGACGGAGCCGTTTTTCAGGCCCGCGTCCATCTGATCCTGCACGGATTTTAACTGCGTGAGTTTCTCTTTTGTCTCGCCGACTGCCTGTGACAGGAGTTTCTGTTTTTGCGAGAGCAGCTCGGAATTGGTAGGGTCAAGCTTTAACAGGCGGTTGACGTCCGTAAGCTGCGACTGTGTGTTTCGGATCTCTTTGTTGACGCCGGAGAGGGCTTTGGAAAGGCCGGTCGTATCGCCGCCGATTTCCACTGTGATTCCTTTGATTCTGTCAGCCATGCGATGACCTCCTTCCCTTGGTTAAAATTGATCCATCTGTTCCTGCGTTGCTTTTGCGGGCCAGTCGTAGCTGTCATTACTCATTTCCGAGTACATGTCATTGACTGTACCGATGGTGAGCAGGTCGAGCTCGGAAATAGAAAGCCCGATTTGCACACAGCGGAGCAGGAACAGTGGCGTCGTCATTTCGCGTTCAGTTTCATAAGGTTTTTTTTAGACTCGACCTCCGTCTCCACATTCAGCCCCCACAGCGAAATGATCTGCGGCAGGATTTCATAAATGGAGAAGGTATTGAACTCATCAAGCCATTCCTCCGGAGTGTCCGGGATATCCGGATTCTTATGCTTGGCCATAAGCCAGGCGATGTTCTCGAAAAGCTCCAGACTGAAGGTATCCAGATCCGATTCCTGCGGATTGGCTTCGTCGATGCCTTTCTGCAGCTGGTTCAGATCCTTGTAGATATCCCGGTGGAATTTGTTCCTGTACAAACGAGGAATGGCGGCAGAGGCACGGAATTCGACCGGCTTGCCGTCAATCTCGATGGTTTTTGTAACTGCCATAGTGCTGCCTCCTTATGCTGTCTGCGAGCTGGTCTTGGAAGACGTTGTCGCAGTGGTGCTGGTGCTTGTGCTGGTACTGGCGGCGGCGGTCGTAGTGGTGGTCTTATCCTGCGGTTCATAGACCTTGGTGTACCAGTTGTTGTAGGTTTCCTCGCTGGTGTTCGTACCGGTTTTGACCTTTACCAGCCCGCTCGGAAGCGGCGAAACAGTAAGCGAGAGCTTCTCCGTCTTGACTTCCTTCTTGTCCTCTGTGGTATCGCCCTCCATCGAAGGTCTGGTCGCGCTGCAGTAATACAGGCAGTGGCGGATCTTCCGCTGGTCGCCGGAGAACTCAAAGAGCAGAGCAAAATGCTCCGGCTCCACATCCTTGTTTTCCACCAGCACGCCATTGGCATCTTCGGTTTCATGCAGGACATCCACAAGAAAGCTCTCCGGGATGAGCGCAAGCTCGAAGTCGCCGGAATAACCGTTATTGTTGCTGACCATGTAATACACGGAATCATCCGCGTAGAACGGGTCGTTATCGCCCTCTGCATCCAGTGAAAGGCTCACGGAGCCGGGCATGCTGACAGGCGTCCCGAAGGTGACCTTGCCATCCTCGTCAATCGTGACAAGTGCGTAGTGACAGTTCTTAAGACCGAACTTCACTTTGTTTTTTCTGTTAGCCATAGTGGCATCCTCCTTTAAATCTCAGTTTGATAGAGCACTTCATACATCTTCTCGGAATCAATCCAGACCTCGGATTTCTCCCACGGAATTTCATGGGCGGTCAGGATATCCTCCAGTTTTTCTTCCAGCTCCGGGTCTTTCTTATCCGTGTAGAGTTCCATGTTCAGCTGGCTGATTTTGAAATACACGCCGTTGTCTGCGAACATGTTGTCACTGCCCGGAAAGAGAAAAATAAGGAAGGGCGGCTCAGGAGACTCACCTTCGGCGAAATGGTCGTAGGCAAGAGGGAGTCCCGCTTCCTTTAACATGTTGGTTATGTCGTCATAGGTCATACTCAGCCGCCTTTCAGTTTCTGTTCGATGGTTTTTACAAGCGTTTCGTTGCCGCGCTGTTCGGCAGGCGCGATGTGAGGCTTTCCCTCGACACGGCCTCCGCCGCGT